GTCAGGACGGAAGAGGCCACAGGTGAGGACGGCAATGCGTTCACTATATATTATTTTACTGATGAGGGGTTGAATTTCGATCCGAACACGTATGAGATCGAGGGGCTTGTTAAACAGGTGTCGTTTCAAGGCGGGGAGTTGAACGGGCGTGATTTTGAGGTGAATTTCAACTCCGAGACAAAGGAGTTCGAGATTATCACGCAATTCCCGTATGAGAACCAGCAGCTACCGGGCGGCCTGCTGATCCCGAAGCCGGGTGACGAGTATATCCTTTGGAACATACGGATGCCTAAAGAGTATTATCCGCTGGCGGAAAAAGAATTTGAGGAGGCCGTTCAGAAGCATATCGAGTCGATAAGCATTGATACGTCAGTCTATAAGGCTCCAACCGATTACATCTATTTGGATGAGAACCATATCGATTTGAAATTGGGGCGGCGTGTCCTTTTGGAGAATGAGATTTATTTCCCCACCGGCACTCACGAGAGCCGTGTGACCAAGATCTCCCGCCGGGTGAATAATACCACAGATATGGATATTGAATGCACGTATGCGGTTGATTACGGGCGTATCAATCAGATCGAGAATAATATCGTGGATATCAGGCAGCCTATAAGGAACAGCTGAATAAGGACGTGCTGACCGTATTGAAAAGCTGGGACAGTATTGATCCCACCGAGTATAACGTCCTTTCCGCCGTCCGGACAATACGCACGATCGCAAATTCCTTGGGCAATAAAGACCTCGGAGGAAAGCAGACCTTTGAAAGTGGAGTCTTTCTCTACCGTAAGGCTTTCAACAAGAGCCTCGCCGATAACCTTTATCCCCTTCAAAAAGGTTTCAAGCTCTTTCGCCGAAAGACTCCACTTTCAAAGGTCTGCTTTCCTCCGAGGTCTTTACTTCGGGTTTCCCCGGCGGAACCGGATGGGCATTGTTTTGGAAAGAGGTGCTTAATGCCGCAGGAGTAAAGGAAAAGAAAGCCATCATGGAGCTGGACGAGATGACCGTCCGTGGGGTTATGCGAGTGTATGAATTTGTCATCTCACAACTGATGGGTGAGAACGGAACCCGTCTGACAACTGACATGATGCGTGTCGATCACATCGATGCGGGCACAAAGACAATCTATCTCGATACGGAGAAAGGAGTCCTTTACAACCCTTTCCGTCCGGGTGATATCCTGATGGTTCAGCGTTTTTCCGTGGATGGTATCATCAAGCAGTACGAACTGCAGGTGGTCACTGCCAAAGTCGGTGATACCTCCAAAGGAGAGGAACGGCACGATAGCATCACCTATAAGAATTTTGTAGGCGATGAGGGTAGTGTTGTTTTTCGTGACGTGCTTACCCGTGTGGACTCCGCCACCAATTCAGACCGCAAAGGGGTTATCAAACAAACCAGCGTTGAGGAGGGCAGTCCGTATCTTGATGTCCTGTACGGGATGAAAACGGATCCTGACAACGCCGTGCGTCTCCGGCTTGGACGTCTGGCCGGTATTATTACCTATTGGTGGGGGCAGCTGCAGGGATATGGTCTGTATTCCAACAACGCCTATCTGCTGGGTGATTTCCGTCTGCGTACCGGTGAGGATGTCCGGACGAAATTCGAGATAATGGAGGGTATGCTGCAAAGTGCCATGCAGAGCGTTGTGGGCACGATGACCGAGGAGGATAACTTTTTGAAAAACGCCAGCTTTCAGGATGACATGGCTTATTGGGAGCGTGAGAGTGATATGGCTTTATTTGATATCGGAGGGCAGCTGCTTGATTTAGGCGTGAATTTCTATTCCGAGAAAAACAAGGTGGCCGATATTGACTCTTTCGATGGCCGTTTCATGCTCCGGATCAAACGGAGTCACATTCGCCAGCTGAATGCGGATATCACCAAGCCGGAAGATGGCAGCGTCATATTTCTAACCTTGAAATATCATTGCGCCGAGGAGGGGATCCTGACTGCCGGTTTCAGTGGATCCGCTCCCTATGTGGAGCAGGTTATTCCGGCTGGTGAGGGCTTTGATATACTGGAGATATCAGGAGTATGGAACGGAACCGGTGATTTTCTCCTGAAATTTACCGGTGACTTGTATATCGAGCAGCTAACCCTGACCAATCATCCGTTAGAGGATTATAAAAAAGAGGTCAGCACCAAGTTCGAGGCAGACCGCCGAGCATATTCTTGCCGTGGCCGAGGAGGTGAATAAGATAGACCATACCATCAAGACCGCCGGTTGGATCACCACGGCAGACGGTAACAAGCTGTGGGCTACCATTACCGAGGTGGACAGTCTTGGCAATCGTGTCACCACGCACGAGAGCAGCTTTCACGTGACGGCGCAGCAGAATCAATGCTACTCGTGAGCCGTATCGATAAGGCGGAGGATGATTTGGGAATCATAGACCATACCATCAAGACCGCCGGTTGGATCACCACGGCAGACGGCAACAAGCTATGGGCTACCATTGACCGGGTGGATGTCCTTGGCAATCGTGTCACCACGCACGAGAGCAGCTTTCACGTGACGGCACAACAAATCAATGCCATTGTTAGCCGGGTGGATACGATAGACGGAACCATCAGCAAGGCTGGGTGGATTACTACTGCAGACGGCAATAAGTTATGGGCGAGCAAGACGCTTGAGAATGGTGATACGATTGTTTCCTATATCAACCAAGCGGCGGACTCCGTGACAATAAACGCCAAGCATATCAAGCTGGAGGGGCTTGTAACTGCGAATGGTAACGTACAATTCACCACGGATGGAAAGATAATCGCCAAGAACGGCGAGTTCAGCGGAACGGTTGTCGGTGTGTCGGGTTCCTTCAAATCCTTAAACTGCGTGAATAATGACGGGGATATTGTCGGAGGCATCTCCTTTGGCAGTGATGGAAAGATGTGGTTTAACGGTGACCTGTATCATCAGGGCTATGACTATGACAAAAAGCGTTCTTTCCGTTTCTATACCTCTGATGTTTGGTGTCGTGGTAATTTCGGGGCAAGGCAACGCATACGCTGTGGTATATGGCAGCTATGGTTACTATTACGTGAATGGTTTGGAGACGGAAACCGGTAAGGTATATGTCTCTTTGTCTTCTGCCACGTCATCCAATAACGAGACCTATTATACTATCCCGTTGTATGGCTCCTCCGGAGATGCTGCTGGTTTTCCGGTTGATTTGGTGATTATAAAAAGTTTCAGGAACGTACCGGTATTTGTTGAGCGGGATGAAAAAGTCAACGGGTAACGGTGATGAATGCCAATAACCAAAATAGTGAGGTGTATATCTATTCGAACGGTAATAAGGTAAAAATGGCCGGGCGGTACTATCGCCGATTGTAGGAATATAGAGGATTTTATGAGTCCTGTGCCAGCGTCTAATTTATTGGGTAGAGGCTGGATAGTAGGTTCAATGAATGATAATGATTGGTAACGATAAAAAGGAGGTATTTATGAAAGTGAATTTGAATGTTCCCTTTATGAATTATAAGGGGTTGGTGATCACGAAAAAAGTAGAGGGTACGGATGTGGAACAGGAGCAGTTGATGAAAGATGTCATTGCTCCGATCCTATTCAGTGGGGAGTGGAGAGATGAGAGGGTGAATGCTTTGAGCGGTGACGAGAAAATCCGTGCTTACAGCTTGAGCCTTAAAATCTATCAATCCACCGGAAATATTGAAATCTCGGCGGAGGAGGCTCTAATGATAAAAGAGGCCGCATTGGTTTTGAATCCCGGCGGTTACGCACAAATTGTCAAATTGATAGACGGATAAGTTATGGTACTGACAGAAGCACAATTGCAGGAAATCGCCAAACGTGTGCGTGCGATCATCCGAGCCGAATCCAAAGGCGTGGGTGATCTACCGGTGGCCACCTCGTTGGACGGGCTTCTCTCGCTTCCGGCCTTGCGCTTTAACGGTGGCGTGCCGGAAGTAGTAGAGGCTCCTATCTCCAAATTGCAGGACGTGGCATTGGATGCGGTCAGTGGGGCAACGAAAGCCGCCAATGAAGCCGCAGTAAAAGCCAACACGTCTGCAGGTAATGCAGATAAGGCAACCACAGCGGCCAATAATGCTGCCAAAAGTGCCAATGATGCCGCCGGTACTGCCGGAGCAGCTACCGAAGCGGCAAAGAAAGCCACGGATGCGGCCAACGGAGCCGCCTCCAATGCCACGAATGCCGCCACGAAAGCGTCCTCCGCAGCTGATACGGCGAATAAGGAGGCCAGCTCTGTAAATGCGGCCAAATCGGAAGCTCTTGCCGCTGCCGCCCGTGCGAGCAGTACGGCCACCACAGCAGAGGCCGAAATCGAGAAGATGAAGCAGCTGCAGGAATCCATATCGGGTGCAGCTTCATTGGCTCCCACGAGGATGGAACTGACCTACACGAAACGCATCACCCAGCGTAATCCTTACGTTCAGCGTATCGTGGCCAAGATGTTCCCCTCGTACTCCCTGCAGAATGTTTTGTTCTTGGGTGATGACGTGGCCGTGAGCGTGGATCCTGCCGGTATTGTAACCCCGTTGAAGATCGGAACGAGCCGGATCCACGTGATCCCGACACAGGCCACCCACTTGTACAAGACCATAAACGTGACGGTTCAGGCTCCGTCCGTCCGCCTTACCGGAGGCGGTAAAATCCGGGTTGACAGTAAAGGCAGAATACGTTTAACTTAAAAACTTGATAAATATGACAAGCGATCAGGAAACCCGTGTGTTAGCGATGCTTTCGGCTTTTGAAGCCGGAAAGAAGATCAGCGAACTCGATACTGCCTCCGGCAGCGTGAGCGATATGCGCATCGAGGTGCTGGACACGGACGGAGAGTCCAAAGTTATGAATTTGTCCGAGGCGGTTACCACCGCCGCAAACGCCGTTTGTGGACGTTATTGGAATGAATCGAATTCCACGTACCGGGCTGCCGGTTATCACGGCAGCCTCGATATGCTCCGCAAGCTGCCAGAGCTGTTGGGACTTGGTTGTTACCTCGTTCTGGATGACGTACCCGGCGCAAGCTGGATCCCACGAACCACTACCGTTTCGAGGACGGTACACCGGCGAAGCTGGACGGCACGATGGGACAGTATATGTGGTGTTGGAATATTGGTTTTTATTTTGCCGAGTGGAAAGTGGGTAATTTGAAATATTATGCCGTTTCCCTTTCTCCCATCAAAGGCAAACAGTGCGTGTATATTCCCGCCGGTGGCCTTTCCGCCCTCGGTGGTGGCGTGCTGGACAGGACGAACAATATCCTTTGTTCGGTTGTGAGTGATGCCGCCCAATATCGTGGTGGAAACAATGATGCAAGCCGGGACGGGACTTACCGCACGCAGTTGGGGATGGTTGCAACCAATATGCAGTACCGTAATTTTTCAACTTATGCCCGCAAGCGTGGCGAGGGTTGGGATGCCAACTGGTACGTGGCTCAGGCGGTGGTTGAAATTCTTTTCATGATCATATTCGGAACCCGCAATATGCAGGAGGCCGTGATTGCTGAAAAGGACAGCAACGGTTTGTATCAGGGTGGCCTCGGATCCGGAACCACCAATATGCCGAATTGGGATCAGTGGGGTTATTACCCGGTTATTCCGACCTCTGCCGGTATCGAGCTGGGTGACGGTTGCGGTGAAACCACGTTTAACGTGCTAAAGGAGGACGGCTCGTTGCATTATGCAGCAAAGGTTCCGGTGTTCTTCGGCCTGAAACATCCTTTCGGTCATATTTGGAAGATTGTCCGGGGGCTTATCGATAACGTGGGTGATGAGAAATCTGAGGTCTATGTTGCCCCGTCCCTTTATGCCGGTTATGATGACAATTCGACTTCCGGCCTTATCAAGGTTTGCGAGGTTCCGAGAACCAGCGGTTATATCAAACAGAAAAGTTACTACTTGCTTTGCGCCATGCCGACCGAAATCGGAGCGACCGCCTCGACTTATTTCTGTGACTATTTTTGGGAGAATTCAGCATCATCCAAAGGGCTTCGTGTCCGCCTCTCCGGTGCTAACGCTGACGATGGCGCGGGTGCGGGGGCGTTTGCTACGGATACGGACGATGCGGCCTCGCATTCGAATGCGACTGTGTCCGCTCCCCTCTGCTTCTTTGATGCGGATCCGGTCATGTCAGCTTAAAGCGAGAACGAAAAAACGGAAACGGGAAGCGAGAAAAGAGCGTTCTTTGAAATTTTGTATTGAGAGTTTTGTAAAAGCGGTTCAGCTGTTTTCAAAACTCGCCGTAAGGCGAGTCGATTTTTGTGATTTTTGAATAAGTATGGTGTAAATGGCGTTAAAAGGCTTATCTTTGCATCGTTAAACCAAGTTTAACAGGTTGTTTTACCCTTAGTGTGACGCAGGCTTCGTGTCCGCCTCTCCGGTGCTAACGCTAACAATGGCACGAATGCAGGGGCGTTTGCTACGAATACGAACAATGCAGCCTCGAATTCGAATGCGAATGTGTCCGCTCCCCTATACTTTGCAGTTAGGAAACGGTTAGATGGGGTGAAAGACCTTGCCACTTGGCAAAAGATGACGAACGCTCAAAAGGACGCTGGTAGGCCGGTAACGGTTCGAACGCTTCCGAGTAAGGCAAAGCAGACACTCAGACACTCAGAACCGCAGAAACAGACCATGAAAAGGTATGGAAATTTGTTTGAACGAGTTGTCGAATATGGCAATCTCGAACAGGCGTTTCACAACGCCGCCCGTCACAAAACTCGCCGAAGCGAAGTAATAAAGTACTAATCCCATTTGGAGGCGAACCTATTACAGCTCCAGCGTGAACTTATCACCGGTACTTACCGCACCTCCGAATATAAGACTTTCATCATTTACGAACCCAAAGAGCGGAAGATCTTTAAACTGCCGTTCCGGGATCGTGTCGTTCATTGGGCGATAATGCAGGTTATTGAACCGATATGGCTCTCTAATTTCACCCATGATACATTCTCTTGCATACGTGGGCGTGGTATTCACCCTCTTTTATACAAGCTCCGCCGTGATTTGAAAGCGGATCCGGAGGGAACCCGGTACTGCCTGAAAATCGATGTGCGCAAATTCTATCCGAGTATAGACCACGAGATCATGAAACAGGTAATCCGCCGAAAGCTGAAAGATGCCCGGCTGCTTGCTTTGCTTGACGGTATCGTGGACTCGGCA